TTATTACTGGTAAGAAAGATCTTGAGCGCCAAGAGACATTTTATAATGAGGGTAACCGCTGGAATGATGTTTCTGAAAAGCAATCTCTCATGCTGAAGCAAGGTTACATCTTGGAGACTACTCACGGGTGGGACTACCGATTTATCATCCGCGAAACCGCGCTCAAGGGTGGCAACATGACTCTGGATGCCGATGGTGACAAGTCAAAATTGCTGACTCAATTCAAAAAAATGGGCAAAGGTAAGAAAACTGAGCGCATTTTGGCCCAAAAACTGGCAGAATTGGTGGCCTAACAGCCACCAAAAACTGTGAAAATTACCACGATTAGTGCTGTACTTTACCCCAAACCCTGTAGTATAATGTCTGTATCAAATGTGAAATTGCTTGTGAGGAGCATATTATGAAAGCACAAATGAAAGCAAAGCTGTTGGAAACTCTGAGCGCCAAGAACACTACTGGCAACGGTATCTTCTCTCGCGCTCAAATCATCGACGCGGCACGTGAGTGTGGGATCGAATCAACCCCATCATTCCTGCTGTATCCCGAATTCAAAGTTGAGGGGCAACGTGGCAAGTATGATATCTCTCCCCATCTGGAGTTGGTTTCTAGCCGCCCTGTTGCGGAACCCGCCGCGCCAGTGGCACAACCCACTAGCAATGTTGTTACTCAACGCCGCTTGGCAATGGAGATTGAAAACTTGATCCCTGTTGCTGATGCGACTTTCGTGAAGTTTGGGTTTTACAATGATTTGAAAAAAATCTTGAAGACTCAAATGTTTTACCCAATCTTCATTTCTGGTCTTTCTGGTAACGGTAAGACTACTATGGTGGAACAGGTTTGCGCTGATCTAAAGCGTGAAGCTATCCGTGTTAACATTAGTGTTGAAACCGATGAGGACGATTTGATCGGTGGAAACACTCTAGTTGATGGTAACGTTGTGTTCAGAGAGGGGCCAGTCCTCACCGCTATGAAGCGTGGCTCTGTTCTCATTCTTGATGAAGTTGATCGTGGCTCTAACAAGCTTATGTGTCTCCAAGCGATCTGTGAGGGTAAGCCCTACTTCAACAAGAAAACAGGCGATACCATTACTCCTGCTCGCGGTTTTACTGTCATCGCGACTGCAAACACAAAGGGCCGTGGCTCTGATGATGGGAAATTCATCTCAACCCAGATTCTTGATGAAGCCTTCTTGGAGCGGTTTGCAATTACTGTTGAGCAGGAGTACCCTACCCCCGCTGTTGAGAAGAAAATTATCCTCAACAAAATGGAGCGTGAAGGTTGTGCCGATGATGACTTTGCCGATCACCTTGTTGCATGGTCTAACATCATTCGCAAAACCTACTATGAAGGTGGTGTCGAAGAGATCATCTCTACCCGCCGCCTTGAACACATCGTAAAAGCTTTCGCGGTATTTGGCGACCGTCTCAAGGCGATTGAACTTTGCATCGCTCGCTTTGATGAGGAAACCAAAAGCGCTTTCCAAGATCTGTACACTAAGCTTGACGGTACAGACTTTGCATCGCTTACCGAAGAGAGCGTTGTTTCGGGTGACCTTGACTAATCAAGGTCCGTGTGCTTGCCCCCCACATGGGGGGCTTTTTTGTGGGTACAGTTATGAAAGATATTGATTATAAATATAGCGAGGATATTTCCATCGCGCAACTGGAAGAGTACGTTGATAGTACTTACAGCGAACACTACTCCCAAAACAAATATCAAGCCACAGAGTTTATCATTGACGGTGGTCATGGCGAAGGGTTTTGTATTGGAAACATTTTAAAATATGCTCAACGATATGGGCATAAAGATGGAAAAAATCGAAAAGATTTGATGAAAGTTTTGCACTATGCTTTGATTGCTCTTCACGTACATGACTTGTACGAAGAGCGAGACAATTATAAATAGAGTAAAATTTAGGAAATACCGATGCCCTTTTATCAGACAAATCATCCGTACCCCGAACCAAACAAGGCAAAGGCCAGAGCAAGAAATGTGGTTAGAGTTGTTAGGCGGTGTACTGTAACCAGAGAAAGCACAGATCTTTCGTGGGATGTCTTTACTGATAAACAGCGCAACATGTATGAGGCTATTGAATTACCACTTAGATTGCGTCATGGGGTTACTCTAGGAACTTGGCAAGAGCTAGATGACCATAAAATCTTTCGTGATATGTTTTACCCGTCAGAGGAAAGTCTGGTTAAATTTGATAGAGAGTACAGAAGGTATTTTGAAGACAAACACAAAGATCAACGACTTCAAACCACACGAAATAATTTCTACGAGATCCTTTTTACAGACGATTCTGGGTATAAAATTGATCTTCAAGAATATTATGTGTAAGCAAATAAAAATTTACAGGAGCTATCAATAATGGCATTTGTTAAACGTTTTACGCTCACAAGAGACAATACTGACCTTTCATGGGAAACTCAATTAGCACCCGTTGAGTTCTCTGAAGAAGAACAAGCAAGCCAGACAACCATGCTTACAAACAATGGTGGCACAGATGGCGGCTGGACGGTAGCCGATGACTATACTATGATTAGAGAGATCAGTTTTGAAACTGAGCAACAGCTACGAGATTATGAAGTTGCTCTTGATACTCTTTATGATGCTAAAGCTGACGATCCCCGTGGTGCATTTCTTACAAACGTCACGGCGCATGGTTTTGATTTCACGCTTTCAACACATGAGTCTTCTTGACACCAATAGTCATTTTCGTTTATAATATTATTATCTTGTGAAACAAAAGGTATATCATGAAATTTTCTGACACCACCATCAAGGTTTTAAAGAACTGTTCTGAAATTAATCCTAAGATTATTATCCACCCAGGGAATACGATTCGCACAATCTCAGAGTCACATTCCCTTTTCATGGAAGCGGTGGTTCCAGAAGATTTTGATACCCAAGTCTGCATCTATGACTTGAACAGTCTTATCTCTTGTCTTACCTATTGGACTGACACACAAATCAATGTGCTGGAAGATAAGCTTCTTATCCAAAATGAAAACAGCAATGAAAAGTTTTCATATCTTTACAGTGACCCGTCTGTGGTCAACACCCCTGCCTCAAGCCCAAAGGATCACAATTCATTCTTTAGGTTTACACTGACCAAGGATGACATTAACGATCTTAAAAAGACCGCCGCTATACTCTCCAAGCAAAAGATTTCTTTTGTGTCCAAGGATGGAGTTTGCTCTGCGGTTGTGACAGATCCTTCTAGCGGCTTAAACAACACTTTTGAAAAACAAATTTGCGAATCAAACGTTTCAGACTTCAACATTGATGTTGATGTCAAGCTGATGAACTTCATCGAAGGTGACTATGATGTTGAGTTCTCTGAAGAAGCTAACTTTATTTTATGGAGCCATAAGTCTCTTGATGTACGATACTGGATGGCTACGGAGATTACTTCTAACATAGGGTGAAACATGTCTATTACATATAATCCAAACATTCAGTATCTAAGCACAATGGATACTGTAGATGGAAGCCGTTCAGTGGATGTTTTGTATGACGGTCAAATGTACGGTTGCTCTTTCTTTGAGAATGACGTACACTTAACAATCACATGGTATCCAAACAAGAGTCGCTATTGGGCAGATGATGCCGCAATAAACTACATTGAAGGGCGTCTCAATGTTACTGGTTCACAATTGCTTTTGAATTTTGAAGAAAGCACAACTGTTGATGAGAGGATAGGATGAGAAAAAAGAATCGCACACGCCGCCGCGAAGTTGCCTTGGCTAATCTCAAGGCCGCTAAGTTTTTCCCAAAGACGATGCGTGATGGTAAAGAGCGCTCCGAAGAAACTTGGGAGAAGAATCGTCAACAACAGATTGAGGTTCTAAATGAAAGAATATCTTTGGGTTGAAAACTATCGACCCAAAGCGGTCAAGGAGTGTATTCTTCCACCAAAGATTCGCTCTACCTTTGATGGCTTTCTGAAGCAAGGGGAGATTCCAAATCTCTTGTTGTCTGGTACTGCTGGTACAGGTAAGACAACTGTGGCACGTGCGCTCTGTGAAGAATTAGGTTGTGACTATATCATGATCAATGGTTCTGATGAGGGCCGACAGATTGACACGCTACGTGTTAAGATCAAGGAGTTTGCCACCACCCAGAGCTTCAAGTCATCCACCAAGGTTGTGATCATCGATGAGGCAGACTATCTGAACAAAGAGTCAGTACAGCCAGCCATGCGAGCGTTCATTGAGCAATACTCTAGTAACTGCCGCTTCATCTTCACTTGCAACTACAAAACCAAACTGATCTCGCCGCTGTTGTCCCGTCTGACACTGGTTGAATTTAAAACTGTACCCAAGGAAAGAGCAAAACTTGCTGGACATTTTTTCAATCGAGTCAAAGATATTCTTGACGGTGAAGGTGTTGAGTATTCTGATCGTGTAGTCGCAGAAGTCATTAACAAAAACTATCCAGACTTCAGAAAAACTTTAAATGAATTACAAAAGTATGGTGTTGATGGCAAAATTGATGAAGGCATTCTTGTTGATTCAATTACCAGCTACAAAGGTCTTATCGAAAACTTGAAAGAAAAGAACTGGACTAAGATGCGAAAGTGGGTTACGGATAACGTGGACACTGAGCCTACCAGAATCTTCAGCGAGTTGTATGATGTGTTGTGTCAAGAACTACCATCAAAAAGTATTCCGCAAGTTGTTTTGTTGCTTGCTGACTATCAATACAAGGCGGCTTTCGTCGCGGATCAAGAGATCAATATGACCGCTTGCCTCACAGAAATCATGGCTAACGTGGAATTCTCATGAAGCCTTATGTCATTGAAGGCATAGATTTAAAAACTATCACACCAGAGTACGGTAAAGAGCTAGAGAAGCTTGCATACGATCACTCTGTAGTATATATACCAGATCAAGACCTAGAGCCACAAGAACAGATAGACGCCTGTTCCTTGATTGGCGAAGTGGAGTTTGTACCCTATAAAACAGACTTCATGATAGACAATCACGTGATGCGTATTGCCTCTGACAGAGGTGTATTTGGACACAAAGAAGAGCTTGATTGGCATGTAGATCTTGCTTCAGTGCCTTCTGACAGCCCCATGAAAGACTACCACAGAAAAGACTTTGTGATGTTGCATGCGATTGCTGGCACTGCTGGATCTGTCACTAGCTTTATTGACATGGCTCAAGCATATGAAGAGCTTGACCCAGACTTCATAAAGTTTTATGATTTACCTAACTGCTATATTACAACGGGGTTCCGTGGAGATACATACAGCCCAGACTGCTACAAATTTTTCCATGAACACCACAACGAAGAGCGCCTGTATCCGCTGGTGTATACAAATCCAGTAGGCAGAACTGGACTGTTCTTCCCATACCTACAAGTGTTTGGTATTGTTGGTCGTAATGACAAAGAGCTACAAGAGATCACAGAGTTTTTGAGAAAGCACATCATGAATCCAGAGTACAGGTATGACCACAGATGGAAAGATGGTGATGTGATTATCAATGAGCAGTGGTTGACTCTACACAAACGCTGGGAGTTTGATGACGCAAAGAAAAGAGTTTTGCATAGAGTGGGGTTTGGCGACAGATGAGTGCACTTCCCTTTTTCGGTGAACCAGAAACTAAGATTGACGAAGAATCTTTTGTAGAGCAAAACAAAAAAGCAAATCCCTTTGATGTGGTAAGGTCTGTTACCTTTACAAAAGACCCTTGGCCCTACGATGACTCTGCGCCACCTTCTTTTTATGTTGTGCATCGCGCCTTGAGTCACGGACAAGACACCTTGTTTCAAGCCAATGAAATGAATTCTAGACCACATCTCTCAGATAAAATGAAGTATGATTTTCTTTTGAATACAATTAGAAAGGCCAAGCGATACAACCCGTGGGTCAAGGCAGAGATGGAAGATGCTGAAGTGGTGATGGAGTATTATGGATATTCTTATGCCAAAGCAAAAGAGGCATTGAAGGTACTGCCAGGGCATATTATTGAGGAGATGAAAGCTTTCAACATTTCAAAAAAAGGCGGTAGAAATTAAAAAATTATAAATAACCTTATATGATTATAATAATAAGGTAGTAATTTTTTATGGACCAGTTTTTTAATATTGATGTTGAAGGTTATGAGCCGCTTGAAATTGAACTCACAGATCCAGATTCTTTTTTAAAAATCAGAGAAACCTTATCAAGAATCGGTGTTGCTTCTAAGAAAGACAACACTCTGTATCAGTCTTGTCACATTCTTCACAAAAGAGGA